TAGTCCAAAATAAAACAATTTCCTTATTTTGACTATTGAACTCAAAATATTTTTCGTCAAATACCTTGATGGACTTGACAAATGGTAGAAAAAAGCACTCGATATCTCGAATGCTTATCCCCACCCAAACGACAACTCTTTACGATAGGTCCCGTCTTGGTTTTTAAAATTTTGTAAAAATTTCCCTAAATACTTCATGCTCGCATCGTCGAATGTATTTACACGAATATCTTTTGTTTCAGGATTAAAAACAAGCGTTTGCTTATGCTCCTCCTTATTTTCAGGGTAAATCTCATAGTGATAAAAACCATCGTCACTAATATCTATCAAAACAAATCTTAAATACATACCTTTACCCTTTCTTTTTAAATTCGTCGACAGCTTCGGAGTAATTAAATAATTCATCAACTTTTTTGTGAGCTGTATCATAATCCAACTTGCTACTCACATACATATAATCATGTTCTAAGCGTTCATGCTTCAGCAAAATTAAATCATGTGGTTGAATGTTTTTTCCAGAAATCAATCTATCCCAGGATTGAGCCATGTCAATGTCTGGTGCAAACAACCCCTTCCCATAATTCAACTCATGAACATTATTAAACACATGATCGAACGCTTTATCAACATCATCTTTTGAAAAGCCATTCATTTCTTTGAACTTCCAAATGTTCGAATAGATTTTACGTTTTTCCAAATCTTGATTGCTGTTTTTTATCCTGTCGTAGGTTAAATAAGCATGTTTTTCGGCTTTAATAAATTCCTTTGGCAAAAGCTCGTCGTTTGAATCATCACGAACATAATTCTTTGCGCCAGCTTGAACAAGTAGTCCGATGCCTTTCCTTTCCTCTATTTTAGCATTTTTTAAAGGATCAGACCAACGTTTTGAGTGTGCATTCTGTTTTTTGCCGTTTCCTGGGTGATAATCAACAGTACACCTGCACCGATTATGCCTCCTCCAAACATCCTTTGGAACATCTGGATAGTTATAAACCCCAACAACAGCCCTACACCATTTACAACAATTACCACTTTCTTTTCTGACAACTTTAGGTGTCAACCCTGCCTTGGCATGAAAATCCGCATTCGTTTTGATACTATCATCCACAATTGACTGGGTAAAATTGACAATCGGTTCTTTCAGCAACCACGACACTTTTTCAAAATCAACTTCAGATGACAAGCGATTGACCAAGCCATCAACTCTATCTTGATTGAATTTCGGAACTTGGACTTTTAGACCGATATTAGCTTCCTTGTTCAAGTTCGCTTGGACTTGTCCTGTAAAGTCGCTCACAAGCTCAAAATTTTTTCCTAGCACGTCATTCAGTAAACGTTGGCCGATATTGTAATACATTTTTCCATCTGGCAACCTATCGCCCGCAACAGATGAGCCAAGAGCTTCTGCTAAGATGTCTCCAAGCTCAATGGCAAAATCATTTGCTGTGGAATAGGTTGCCTTTTTGTTTTTGAGCTTGGCAAAAGCAGAGCTGATAATGTCACTTTTTCCATAGGAAGCTTCAAACTTATCCTGAACTTCTTTCAGTAAGCTAGGTAAGATATCATCATTCATTTGCTACCACCTCCGCTAACTTCGGAGTGGCCGACATATCACCAGCAATACCAGTCAAATCCCGAATGGTTTCGGCGTTGATATAGCCAGGTAAGGCTTGATTAAGTTTGATAGCTCCATCACCAATCATGGTCAGCATGTTGGCGTCAGCTTCAAAGAGCGGTTCCCACTTGATTTTTGTATTGAGAAACTGCTCTCTGGTGTATTGGTATCTATCCCGTAAACAAACGGCCACATAGGCTACATTTAACAGACCAGATGCGATTGAGCGTTGGGCTTTTCGCCCTGCAGCCCTCAAATTCTCGTGCGCCGCCTTGATAGCTTCGACAGATGATGGATTATCCGATGGAAAACCAAGGTCATCCATGGTCAGACCGCTTCCACCGGCAAATAATGATGCATACATTCGCAACTGATCAATAAATGGTGCCATGCTAGCAGTGTTAAACTGACCGACATTAGGACTATCTCCGTCGTCGTCCTTTGTAATTTCAAGGAGACTCGACACTGTCGTTTTCCACTTCTCCATCGGGTCAGCATCTTGACTAGTTCCCAGAACATACTTTTGCGGGAACGAGTAAAATTCTGCTGTCACTTCTGCACGCTCTAGGGTTCGCTTAGCTGCCAACTGATTGTACATGCCTGCCCTAGTAATTCGACTGCGACCAAAGGGACGGACCGCATCAGGTCTGTGAATAATTGGCACTAGTAAAGGTTGACCGGTCGGATTGGAGATACTGTATGGATTTGCACCTTTAGGGTAATACCATGTCACATCTTTGGTAAAATATGCCTCTAATACCGGGTTGTCGTTTTCGTCCACTTCTAGGATTGCATATCCCTCAGTCAGCAAAAATGTTGTGGTGTCAATGACACCGGTTGCCTTGCTGGCTTCAATGACCTGCATTTTAGGCAAGCCATCAGGATTTGGGACCAAGTACACAAAACAACAAGATGCAATCAAGGCTGATTGAATAGCCGTGTCAAAAAAGATATCTGGGTTGTTAGCATCAAAGATTTCGGTTGCTTCAAAATCATCATTTGCAAACTCACGGAAAATGATTCTGTCAGCCAAGGCATCCACACTGTGAGCCGTCCATCCCATAACCGAGTTATACATGCTTTTGACATTGTCAGGGATGATAAAACTTTTGGTATTATCTCTGTCTGCCATAGCATAGAACCTATAACGTTTCTTAACTCCTAATTGATATAGAGCTAACTTCTTCCGGAGATAACTCATTCCTTTGTAACTCATTTTGGCTGCTCCTTAATTTTATTGATCACTTGCTCTTCAAAGTCTGGTTCGTGGACTTCCACACCTTCGACAATGGTCCGACTAGTAAAACCAAACTCAGCTTCATTGGCCAAAATCTTGGTTTTAAAATCTTGATAGTATTTCAGCAAATTTTTCTTTTTTTTACGTTTTTTGGCTGGTTGGTTGTTAGGATTATCTTTTTTAGATTTTTGCTTTTTGAGGTTAGCGCGTTTTTGTTTCATCAATTTACGCTGTTTGTCTCTAGCCCCGTCCTTACGGCATTTATCACTGCAATATTTAACCCGTTTTGATTCTGCCGTGAAGCTTCGTCCACAAAAAGCACATGATTTTTTTATCATTTTTGATAACTCCTATACCACTTAATCCTAACGCGAAAAAAAATGTACAGTGACGGCGTGAAGGGCCGCCGAGCGAGTTGGTGGGGTTCTACCCCCCTTCAGATTTTACAGAGATAAACTGTGACCAATCGCGACTCTGAGGAAGATTTCTATTTCCCAATGTTTTTTGTTCTGCTTTAGAATTATCTGCGAATAACTTATCAGATTTAATTCTATTGCAAGACATGTGAGCCAACTGCAGATTTTCAATTAACGATGGATGACCGCCTTTTGCTAATGGAACCACATGATCGATTACTGCACACATTGGATTTGGATATTTTAATTTCTTATCAACTAACTGACCACATATTCCACAATGTGTTGCAGTCTTAAGTATTCTCTTCTTATTCTTTTCAAAAGCTACTCTATGCGTTCCGCTCTTGTCTGCTCTCATCGTTACCTCAAACAAAAGAGGCACCGTATAATTACAGCACCTCTCAATTTCTTGATGATATAATAATAGCACGTTGAAACTGTCATGCACTGTCAATTACTGTATTTTTTGCAAATCTCTGTCATTTACTGTCATTTCGTTAAGTTCTCTTGTTGCTACACGTAGGATACGGTAATAGGTGGACTCACTGCAATTAAGGGCATCCATTACTTGCCAGGGGCTCATTTTATCTATATAGACCATTGAGAGTACCGTTTGAGAGTCTGAATTACTAAGACCATCAATCATACTCTGTAGTTCGCGCTGTTTTTTAATTGCTTCGACAGTCTTTGCTTCAATATCATCTGCTGTTGCCATCAATTCAACGTAGACATCATCCTGCTTCTTTTTCGCTCCGCCCGAAACTTTATCCGCTGTCCACTTTGGACTAGATAGTAAGGAGGCTTCGATTTTTTCACGACGTCTAATCAAGCTAGCGATGTACAAATCTAAATTTCTCAAATCCTTTAATATAGCCTTAGCTTTGTTCACTCTCTTTCTCCTTTGTGGTATAATATTGATAGCGAAACCACAGCCTGGGCAGAGAGTGCCTTGGCTTTTTTGTTACCATGAAATATGAATTTGCTTGTTAGTGATAAAATCTTCACCAGTAAACAAATTTTTACTATAGGTCGAATGATACTCTACTTT